AACCCAGATACTGGCGAAGTTGGTGACAAACGTGTTTGGCTAGTCAACAATCAAATAGTTTTCACAGATGATGGGTTTAAGACAAGTAAATCTGTACTTGGTGAATTTACTGTTGATGGAATTACATATTATGGTTTGTTGGCACAAGCCGTAATCGCGGGACTAGTGGAAGGTAGTTCTATTATAGGTGGAACAATAAAAATTGGCTTACAAGATGATGGCAGATATGCATTTGAGGTACATGAAGATGGATCTGTCACGATGAGTGGCGGCAGCTCAATTGAAGGCTACGCTAAAGAAGATTATGTAAAAAATGAAGTTGAAAAAATTCAAAACCAAGTTGACAACATTAATACATCAAAGATGTACAAAGTAGAAATTGTTTCAAATAATTCAACAATTATTTCAACTTCAGAAGACAAAGCAACATTGACTTGTAAAGTGTATTCTTGGGATTCTGACATTACAGACACACTTGATACAAGTCTTTTTAATTGGAAACGAGTTTCTACCAGTACAGAATTGGATGATATATGGAATGCTATGTCAGAGCATAAAGGTACAAAATCAATAATTATTGATGCAGATGATGTATATTATAATTCAAGTTTTACTTGTGAAATAGATTTGCCAGAATGAAAGGAGGAGTTATATGGCTATTAAAACATCGAATCAAATTACATTTACAGAACAAAAAAAGATTATAGAAATTAAAGAGTGGTATTTGGCAACAAGTAAAAGTGAAAATGTAACTAGAGATACACAAGGCTGGACTACAGAAATACAAACTATAAATATAGATAAAAAATATCTTTGGAATTATGAAGAGGTCATTTATAGCATTGGCTCCTCTGATCTTTCCGATCCAATTATTATAGGGTTTTACGGGAAGGGAGATGACGGTAGGAGCATTTCAAATATTAAAAATTATTATTTAGTTACTCAAACACCTGAACTTCCACAAAATCCAAAATGGTTAGAAAAAGTACCTCTATTATCTCCTACTGATAAATATTTATGGAATTATGAAGTTATTACATATACTGATGACACTACTACTAAAACGGATGCTGCAATCATAGGAGCATACGGAGACAGCGGCACAGATGCGGTTGATTTTCAAATTTACTCTGTTGACGGGTTTGAATTCTCTGATGAATTAACATCAATTGAATTAAAAACAATTGCATTTCAGGCAGGAGAAAAGATAGACGAAAGTAAAATGAAATATCAGTGGAAGTGGTGGAATGATGAAACTGGAAAAAACGGTAAATACGAAGAAATAATAGGGGCAACGTCTTCTACGTTAACAGTTAAGAAAAATGATGAATATGCCTTTTCAAGTATTAAATGTGAAATGAGATATGATGGACTAACGTATGAAGATTATGTTTCACTAACAGATAAAACAATTTCTTATGCAGCTGTTGTAAGTTTCTTCAATGGTAGTAATATTATTGCGGTGGAAAAAGATTATTTAATTATGTATATTGAATTATATAAAAACAATGCGCCAGAGGAAGTATTATATAGTAAAAATGTATATAAGTCAGATAATAATAAAGTAAATGGCAATACGATTACTACAGACATTAGTGATAAATATTTTGAAGGAGATATGGTGTACTTTGTTTGTAAAGAAATATATGACGGTATAATTGAGTATAATATTATTCTTGGAGAATATACTTCTAATCATTGGGAAGTTGCCAAAAAAAATAATTATATTTATAAAAATGATTTATTCACGCATACAATATCTCCAGTTATTTTCGTTCCAAAGGGTAAAATATCTAAAGCATTAAATATAAATTGTAACGTGTCAAAGGATGACGGAACAATTGTAGCAAGAACAAGCGCAGTTGTAATGGATTTAAATGATCCAATTGTTAGCAATTCAGAACCATCTAGTCCACAAAAGGGACAATTGTGGTTAGATACATCTGTGTCGCCAAGTATATTACAAATGTGGGACGGAAATGGATGGGTTAATTCTGGATATCAAAACGGAAACGTCGTGTACACATCTCAACCAAACAATGGATATTCAAAGGGAGACCTATGGATACTTGCAGATGGAGAAAAATGTGGCAATTATGGACCAGGAAGTATGTTAAAGGCTAGCACAGCTTCAAGTACTTTTAATGCGTCACATTGGGAAGATGCAATGGAAGAAAACACTGCGATATTAAACAACGTAAAGCAGTACTTTTTATTTAATGCTGATACGGGATTAAGGATTGGACAGGCGGACGAAAAATTTTATGTAAATATTAGCTCTACAGAAATGGGATTTTATGATGCATCTAGTGGTACGGCACAAAAGGTTGTTAGCATTAGTAACCAATCTGCAACAATTAAAAATCTTACGGTAGAAGATGGTGCAACATTTAATTGTGAAGTAAAATTTGGCGACTTTGTGTGGAAGATAGAGAACAATGGAAGTTTGTCATTAGCTCTTGCAACTTGGTAAACAGAAAGGAGTGATAAATATATGGCAGAGATTTATTTTAGTAAATCTAGTCCTCTCACTGATAATGGAGGTTATTTGCAAGGTAAGATTGTTTATTCATTTAATCAGTCAATATCTGACAACACATCGTCTGTAACATGCACCGTTTATGTAAAGAAAGATGCAGATAATTATAAATTAACTCAAACAACAAATGGTACTTTTAAATATACATTGAGTGTAAATGGAACTAGCGTAATAGGTGAGAAAAAACTTGAAATTTTAACTTCATTTTTGGCAATTGGGTCATTTACAATGGCTATACCACATAACAATGATGGTACAAAAACATTTAATATTAATGGAAATGTAACAATGACAAGCAATAGATCTAGTAAGTTTTATGGAAAAAAATCTTATATAAATACAAATATAGAGCTTACAACTATTCCTAGAGCGTCTATAATAAATTCATTATCATGTAGCACATCATATTTTGATGGGACTTTGACATATAAATATACACCACAAAGTTCAAGTTATTATAATAGATGTAATATATCATTAAATATTAATAACGATTTTATAGCAGTTAAATCTATTAACCTTGGTGCAAAATCTGCATCACAGCAGACAGCGACCGTAATCCTATCAAGCAGCGAACTTTCTACGATATATAAAAATTTGCCGAGTGGCACAAGTGGAACACTACGATTCACTTTCAGAACGTATTTTGATTCTAGTTATAGTACGCAAGTTGGAAATGCGTCATATAAAGAGGTTAAACTTACTATCCCAACCTCAATAAAACCGTCAATTGGCACAATCATCTTAGACCCTATAGATATTCCTACTGTATATGGGAATCCGAAAAATATTTTAGTAAAAGGAAAGAACAAACTTAACATATCAGTATCAGGATGCGCTGCAGGTACTGGAAGTAGTATTGTGTCTTATACATTCTCTGGACAAAATATATCTTCAACCGTGTCGAGTACTTCAACAAGCGCTTCCGCAACTAGCAACACAATGTCTGCGTCTGGCACATTCACTTATACGGTAACGATTAAAGATAAAAGAGGTAGAACTGCATCAAAAACAGCTTCTATTACATGTTACGCCTATAATGTTGATGACCTTGTTTTTTCTTCATTTACTGCGTATAGATGTAAGTCAGATGGTACAGCAGACAATAATGGAACATATATAAAATATAATGTTAAAATTAATTACCCGTCTGTAAATAGCACGAATACGGGTACTGTAAAAATATATTACAGGGAAAACACAAACACTAGTTGGATTGCTGCTGCAAATGCACTTACAAATAGCACTAATAAATCTATCGATGGATTTATTAGCAATAGCAGCGGAAATAAGATTAGCAACTTTAAGGCGAATTCAACGTACCTAGTTTATGCGGTTCTTGCAGACAATTTCAATCAAAGTGTAAAGTCAACTACTATTACTATATTTGGCGCATCCCGAATATTTAATATTAGAAAAGATGGCTCTGGGGTTGCATTTGGGAAAATGGCAGAAAGCGATAATCTTTTTGAAATTAAATGGCCACTGCAAGTCGATAATCAAATAACCTTTGGATCGGGAACACAAGGAAGGATGTCTTGCGTTGATAACCAGGGTACGAATGTTGTATACATTCAAACGGGGCAAAATATTAGT